AATTCCTATGCATTCACTTTTCGATGGCGTCAAAGCCGCGACAAGCATCCGCCCGCAACCGCTCTCGGCGGGTATCGCGAGCGGCCTCACGATTGACAAGCTCGCAATCGGTAATCCAGCGACGGCGCTCTTGGTGCTCGAAGTCGGAGCCACAACCGGCGCTCCCGCTTCCCTCACGGTAGACGCGAAAGTTCAGGATTCGCTCGACGGCGTCGGTTTCGCCGATGTCGCGGGAGCGGCTATCCCAACGGTCACGGCCGCGAACATCCAAGCGCTTCTGCGCGTGGACAATCTCGCGACCCTACGCCGATACATCCGCGTGGTCGTAACGCCTGCTTTCGTGGGCGGTGCCGCACCGACCGTACAGGCTTCGGCGCATCTCCTCTTGGGACGCGCCAACAACGAGCCGCTGAACTAGCTTCGGCTATTCTCGTTCCGTCCCGATACGAATCGGGACGGCGGAGAGTATGGCAACGATTGTCCCGCACGCGCTCACGACGCTGAGTAGAATCAAGTCGCGGCTGAACATTCCGACGACGAACTTTGACGACCTTTTGACCGAGCTAATCAACGCCGCTACGGACTACATCGAAAGCGCGTGCGGCGGTCGGCGTTTCAAGGAAACTCCCTACGTTTACGAAATCTATAGTGGCGGACCGGACAGACGGAGCTACATCGTGCTCCGAAACTATCCAGTCACGGTTCTCGCGAGCCTTGAATTCCGCGCTGGCATGCAAAGCAATCCGAACTGGACGGCATTCGTGCTCGACACCTTCGAACTCGTCGAAGATGGAAAGCTTGGTCTTATCCGCGTCTATGGAGGACTGCCTCGCGGGACGAATAACATCCGAGCTTCATACACCGCCGGATATAAAATTGATTTTACCCAAGAGGGGACAGCAAATCACACATTGCCCTTCGATCTTTCCGATTTGTGCGAACGACTCACCATCCGTTTCTTCAAGAAGCGTGAATCCCACGGCAAAGAACAGGAACACGGATCAGACTCGCGCGTCATGTGGCGCGGTTCTATGGAACCGGAGGATACCGCAACCCTTGAACGATACGCCCGCCCTTACCTCGCCTGATATGCCTTACAGAATTGAATTAAACAATGCCGACCAATTGATTGCCCTGCTCAAAGCGAACGGAGATATTGCCGAACGCTGGTTGCAGAAAGCAGTCGTCGCCGGAGCTGCGGAGGTCCAGAAAGCGGCGGTGCGCGGAAACATCCCATGGAAAACCGGACGCCTCGCCCAATCCTTTGGCGAAGGCATTACCATTGGCCGCTTGTTCGCCAAGGTCGCGCCGACCGTGAAGTACGCCATTTTCGTCCACGAAGGAACGCGGGCGCATACGATTCTACCGAAAAATAAACAAGCGTTGTTCTGGCCGGGAGCCGCGCATCCGGTGAGATCAGTCAATCATCCGGGCACGCAAGCTAATCGCTTCATGCCGCGCTTGCTTGAAATTGCGACACCGAAAATCAATCAGCACTTCGAGGCCGCGCTCGAACATATCGTGCAGGAAATCGCCAACCAATAGCTATGTCATTCGTCCTCGTTCGTGCCGCCATTCTCTCAAAGCTCAACGACCGCAAAACGGCCGGCGTTCTTGGCGAGGTATACGACGGCAAACAGGACGAGCACAAACTGGAATTCAAAAATTATCCCGTCGTAGAACTCATTCGCTCCGGCAACGAAAACGATTATCTGACGAACCACGAAGACCTGCCCGTTTATATTTTCAAGATTTGGATTTACACCGAGATCGAAAACCAAGGACGCCCGACGGCGGAAAAGAGCATCGATCCGGTGCTCGATGACCTGCTCTACCAATTCGCCCATGACCGGACGCTCGGCGGCGTATGCGACGGAGGTGTCGAACCGGCCATCACCGACCATGGGGAAGTGCCGTGGCGCGAGAAGCTCCACTACGCCACGATTCTGACCCTCAAATGCCGCCGTGTGTCCGATCTTTCCTGATTGTGGATATGTTCCGATTCATCGATTCTTAACTCGCTACGATATGCAGAGCAACTACCCCAACAAAGCTATGGAACCGCAATCCACCAAAGCCGAACTCCCGCAGGCACCGAAGCAAGGCGCTCCCTTGCAAGAATTTTCTTTTACTGGCGACGAAACCCGTCCGCGCATGACCATCAAAGCGGAAACCCGGGAAGAAGCCGAGCGCAAGTACGAGGAGCTTTGTAAATTGAATAATAACGAATAACTACTATGCCAAATTTCATCGGAAGCCGAGCCGAAGTCGGCATCGCCAAAGAGGGAGTGCGCGGGACTGCCGTCGCTCCGACCTATTGGCTTCGTCCAAGCGAATTCAAAATGGACGAAGCGATTGACCACTCCATCGAAGAATCGCAACGCGGTGTGATCGAAGACTCTCCTGACTTGCAGGTCGTCGGCCTCTACGCCCAAGGGGAAGTCACTATGCCCATGCGCGACTTGCCGCTCGGACTGCTTTTGCTTTCGACCTACGGCTCCGTTGCATCGGTTCTGAAAGGTGGCGAAGTCGCCGTGTTCAACCACACATTCAGCGTCCAAAACTCTAACCAGCATCAATCGCTCACGCTTCACTTGAAGACGCCAGTCAGCGGCAAAGACTTTACGCTCATCATGATCTCGAAACTCGAACTCATGATGGAACTCGGCAAACACATCATCGCCAAGGCTTCGGTGCGTTCGAAGGCCGGAGCCGTTCAGGTTCGCGTGCCTTCCTATTCGACTTCGGAAAATATCTTCGTGCCGCAGCACTGCACGTTCAAGACGGCCGTGAACTTGGCCGGCTTGGGTGCGGCGAGTCCAATTAACGTCCGCGTCGTCAAGCTCGCGTTCAACAAGAATGTCGAGGACGACCGCGCGCTCGGCAACCTGAACCAGATCGACATCAACAACAAAGGGTTCACTTGCGAAGGCGAATTTGAGATGACCTATCAGGACGACGCGAATATCACTGCACTCATGGCGGGAACCATGAAGGCGCTCCGCATCACAGTCTCGAATACGGACGTGACCATCGGCGCGGCTTCGAACCCGACGCTTCAAGTCGATTTCGCCAAAGTGAAATTCCTCGCAGTCGACCGCAAATTCGTCAAAGGCGGCATTGTGACGCAGCTCGTCAAATTCAAGGCGTTCTATTCCGATTCGGATTCTGTCATGACGACGGCCGTGCTCACCAACATCGCAACCTCGTATTAATTCCTCATATGAATTTTATGAATTCAAAATACTGGCTCGATTCGACCACCATTCGCGGCGCGCTCGTGACCGTTATTCCAGTTTTGACCCTCGTCCTCAAAGCCTTCGGGATTGACTTCGCAACCGGCGAGCAAGCTCACATCGTTGATGGCATTGTGGCAATCGCGGGAGCCATCGGTACTTGTCTCGCCATCTACGGCCGCTTCAACGCCCGTCAGACCATTACGACCAACCCCAATCCTTAATCTATCCAATATGTTTGATTTCGAAATCGACTTTTTACCCAATACCGCACCCGACGTTATCGCGACTGTATCTTTGTTTTTGCCTGAGACGGACACGCTCGTCGCGCAAAAGCAGCTTACGCTTCTCACGGCCGGCCCGCCCGTGCAAACGGAAACGCTGGATAGCCTTGGAAACTTTTTACAAACATTCATGACGGAAGCGCAAGCGCAGCTCGACGCAAATGCCGCAGCCGCAACCCAGAAAGCGACAGACGACCAGCTCCTGCAAGACCGTACTGCGTTCTTCACCACGCTGGCCGAGGCGGTCAACGGAAAGCGCTTGTACATGGTTGATGGCAACGGAAACGGCGGACCGCAAGCGCGCGACGCATCGACGATTCCGGATATCCAAGATCCGCTCAATCCGCATAACGGACCGTAACCGTATGAACTTTAACGGCGTCATGGTTCTACCGATTTCCATTGGCGTGCTCACGGCCTTCGCAGGCTTCATCTTTTGGATTTCGACCCTGTTCAATGACGTGCGTTATACCAAGGAACGGTTGCTCGTCGCCGAGACAAAAATCGAGCGGCTTGATTCTGAAAGCAAGACAAGTTCGGATAGGCAGACGAGGCTTGAAACTAAGCTCGAAGCCATCATCACGACCTTGGGCGAGATCAAACAATCCATCGCCGAAGCCAATGCGCAAAAAGCCTGATGTGGATAACGTCCGCTTGGACGCTGTCGACATCGGTATCTTGAATACATAACCCACTTAACCCACACTACCGTATGTCAGTCATTACGCTCGACATGATTCAATCATTCGCATCGTTCTTCGGCACCAGCCTAGAAGACGGTTCGCAGTATCCCGGCGTCGTCGGTTCCCTGAAAGAATGGGAACAAGGCGAAGGGGAGCTCAAAGCAGAGCTGACCGATGCAGAAGCCACGCGCGAAGTGTTCGCGCCTCTCCGTTCCGCCTACTTCAAGGCGAAAGGCGTCGAGGAACCCGCTCTCTCCCAGATCACGGACCCCAAGCCGAAGGAGGGGACAGCGACCTAGACCCGTGGCTTGAAATGCCCGCGTTCATCAAACGAAAAATAATGTAGGCGTTTTGCTTCTGCGGACATGACAATTCCGCAGAGCCGAAAA